GTAAGCGAAAAAAATTGAATGTTACCTCAGCAAGTCATTTTGAAATTTTGGCTAACCTTACAAGCTTCATTTTCGTTAGACTTAAGGAAGCGAACAAGCGATTATGAGTCCCAATTTGAAGCGAGTGAAATCAGTAACTTACTGATTATTATGTTTTCTTTAGGCCGAATAGTGATGAAAAGTGGCAGATAGCGTTGTGCTCTGCTGCCACTTTGCAGCCAATAGCATCAAAATTTTGCTACAAAGGTTTTATCATCTTTCGTTAGCTTCTCATAGGGATACAAAATTATAAGGTTTTAAAATAATGGATTTGTTGAAATTAAACATAGTTACAGGTAAAAATATCGTTTTTCTCGTGCGTTCCTTTATTGTTTGGGTGAGGTTTTTTCATGAGATTCTTTTTTTATTTCAAACTTACCTCCCTTAAACATAATATTGGAATCTTTTATCCCATAAAGAAGCATTTCATAGGGGTGGTTTATCTTTTGCTCTTTGGTAGCCACGCTTGAGTTAATTAATTGTAAAAGCGCTACATGATGTTCATTTGTACCTAAATCCACCACCTTATTGGCTATGCTGCTAGTGACATCACGTTTTAGAAAGTCTTCTCGGAGAGATATTAATGTTAAGCTACGCGCATTGCAAAATTTTATCATATAAACAACAAACGCGCCTAGTCCAATGTATGAACACGAAAGTGCGACATATAATGATGGAGTCGCTGCAACACTCTTGCCAAAAATGAGAAATAAAAGTAGGCCGATAAAATAAATAGCGTTTACAAAAATGAAAATATTACTCATTAAAGCTTTCGTGCTTCGTGTAGCATCATATTCTTTTTCAAGATGCTCCAGGAAAGATGAGACTTTTATTAGATTGAGCCTGTCTAAAGTGTTTTTTTCAAGTTCTTTGAACTCCTCACTCTCCCGGATAAACTTTTTGGTTTTATTATTAATTTTCTCCGCTAGAGAATCTGTAATTTCTTTTTCAATGTTACTCTCTGAATAGAAGTTCGATAAGGCATGGTTGGTTAATTCGCTTTGTCTTAATGAAATAAATTTTTCAACATTCTCTTTGTAATCATCAAAATGTTTTTTTCCTGCTGTGTCGATAAGTGTTTTGTTGATTAATGTGATTATCTCGTCTTCTGAAATTGATTTTTGGTTTTTGTTTGTGGGGTTGTCTTCATTTACAGAATTGTCATACTTGTCTTTCCCTGAGTCAAGTAAGTTTCTGGTGAAGAACTTGGTAATGGGCCCGCGAAGTAAACTATAAGCGAGGAATATTGCCGTCAAGATTGGAAGCGAATTGATAATTGATTGTAAAAATAGATATGTAATATTTCCCATTTTCTTATCCTTAGCAAATAAAGTTAGACGATTTTAATGTCATTTGGTCCGTGCTGTCATTTATTTAAATTGTTAAGATTAAAATAATCCTTACCAGTTCTGTTTTTCTGTTTTGCCTTTTTAACCATTATTCAATCATATTAAGAGGGTTAAACATCCTAGCTTCTGATAGATGGTCCGGCGCAAAGTGTGCATATCGCATCGTTATCTTAATATCCGTATGCCCCAATATCCTTTGAAGCACTAGAATATTGCCACCATTCATCATGAAGTGAGAAGCAAATGTGTGGCGTAAAACGTGCGTTAGCTGCCCATTTGGGGTATTGATACCGGCACGTTGCATGGCCTTTCTAAAGGCTGAATAGCATGGTTCAAAGATAGCATGCGCTTTCCTGCTAGATGGCAGTTCAGCATGTAATTGTTCAGTTATCGGCACCGCTCGGTTTTTCTTTCCTTTAGTCTTCACGAAGATGATTTGCCCGGCGCGAATTTGGTTTCCTTTCAAACCTTCCGCTTCACTCCAACGCGCTCCAGTTGCCAGACAAATTTTGACGACTATGGTTAAGTCCTTTGACCGGCTGTTCTCACACTCGGCGAGTAAGGTGCGAATCTCTTCAATGGTGAGATACGCCATCTCCGATTCACTGATTTTGAACTCTCGCACGTTTTCTAACGGGTTCGGTGCGGTCCATTCATCTAACCGGCGCAGCTCGTTAAACATCGCCCTGAAATACGCCAATTCTAAATTGACCGTGCGAGGTGTAACTGTCTTTACTCGATTGGAGCGAGTAATTTTGCCACTTAACCGTTGCTCACGATAGGACGCAAAAATTTTCGCGTTAAACTCGGTTGCGAGTGGATTCCCCATCGCCTCGCAAGCGAACGCCATAGTGGTTCGTCGCTTCTCGCCGTCCGCCAACGTGATGCCGTGCGTGTTGAACCACAGTTCAACCAGCTCAATTACCCGCCGCTTATCTGCTTTATCTCCCAGCCAGGGCTTATCTTGAGCCTGCTCTTTTATGAACTTCTCATAGGATTGTGCTTCGCCCTTCGTCGCAAATTGGCGGCGAATCCTTTTGCCTTCTCGGCCATTTGGGAAAATTTGTACCTGCCATTTCCCGTTAGGTAATTTGTTTATCGCCATTCCATGCCTTACAGGTATTCAGTTCGGGTGATTACTTTGCCTAAAACTACGATTTCACTTGATTGGCATTCAAATGACGATTTACCATTTTCGATACGTATTCTTCCACCGGGAAAACGCACCAATTCTCGGATGCTGACTAAGTTATCAATCTCGATAAGCCATAACCCATCGACGATTTCGCCCTCATAGGTATCAACCAAATAAGTGCTTCTATCTACGTTGATCACAAACGGGGCATTCAAGCCTTCGGGTAGTGATGCTTTATCCAGAATGAAATCATCCATAAGCTCTAAAACCCCATTTGAGATTTTTTTATGTGTCGCAATCACAACACGGGATTCCTCTACTTCCATAAAGCGTGCACCTTTACCTGTAGTAAGCCAGGTTAACGATGCTCCTGTTTCCACATGGCAGATGATCACCCAGTCAGATGGGAAGGTATCGCGGGCTGAACGGTTGGCTAAAGTGCTTTGCGAAACGCCTAAATGGTTGCACAGCGCCTGACGGCTGCTGAAACCGTAGGCTTCAACTAAGCGAAAAATCACGTCTTTACCGCCACGGTTACTTTCTACCGCTTCACGAACCATTTTTGCATTGTGGCGATTTGTGTTTTCTTTCGTTGGCATATCCGTTTTGTGATCCTATTCTTCGGTCTGTGATGAGATGAATAGCGTTTAATAGTGATATCTAATACCTAAACTGGGGAATACTGCATCATGACTCGTAAACTATCAATGCGCCCTTCAATCAATCTCGTGATTTCAGAACCGTACATTACTGTCGAAGAGTTCTGCCGTCGTACTGGTTACAAGGAAGGCACCGTTCGCCAGATGTACCGCGAGAACCGTTTGCCCATCAGGAAGAAGGAGGGCTTAAACGGGCTTATCGAAATCAACATGGTTGCTCTCACTATCGAAGCTGCTTCTGGCTGCGAAATCACAATGCAGGGTTGATGTATCCATATTGGGATAAAGAAAGGGATTAATCATGTTTGATTTTCGAGTATCCACACATAACCACTTTGACGAAGCCTGCCGTAGATTCGCCCTATCTCACAATATGAAAGAGCTGGCACAAGCTGCAGGCATGAACGTGCAGACCCTGCGCAACAAGCTGAACCCTGAGCAGCCGCACCAGTTGAACGTTGCGGAAATGCTTTTGCTCACTGACCTGACCGAAGATGCAACCTTGATGGATGGTACGCTGGCACAGTTACATTGTTTGCCTTGCGTACCAATGAACGAACACGCCGAGGAAAAATTGTCAGCCTACGTTTTGAAGGCAACGGCAGAAGTGGGGCAGCTGGCAGCCGGTGCAGTGAATCAGGATGCGTTGAGCACTTCCTGTCGCCGTAGCCTAATGCAAAGCGTTAATACCGGCATTCGCTGCCTGAGTCTGGCCGCTATAGCAGTACAGGCCCGCATTCATTCCAATCCCACTATGGCATCAACCGTAGAAGCTATCAGCGGCCTCGGCGCATCCATTGGCCTGAGCTGAGGGACTGCTAATGATTTCACTGGCATCACGTCTTAAGCGTAAAAGCCCGTCCGTAGCCTACGGCAACGGCTGGATCATGGGTGAGAACGGCAAGCCCTGGCTTTTGTGCAACAGCTAAAAGCAACTACTACAGGGGCTGACCAGCAAGTACAGGGGCTGACCAGCAAGCACAAACCCGCCGGTTTCATGGCGCGTTTATTCAGGGGGTAACATGCAGCGAGTAACAGGAAACACAACCGCACAGCAAGGCCCGGCATCTTTTGCCAAAACTCATCCAACGGGCAATTGTGCTGATGCTGTCAACAAAATGTCGTTTGATGAGTTTCGGAAAAGCTGGCGGCAGCAGCGTGATAATAATGCTAACCCGTCGCTGCGTTATTTCAACCGTCAGAATGACGAGTTTAAATTTTGCGTGTTAACCCTGGCTAACCGCGAAAATCCTAAAACCTTTTCACAGGAGGAAATCGGCAAGCCGTTTGAATACTTCGACGAATACCGCCGCGAGTTAATCATCATGGCGATGAATAAAATGGCGCGCTGGGGAAAGATTCTGCCCCGACAGTTTTCAACCGCAGACTGTTTTTTACCTGAGTAAATAAGACTCAAAAAATTAATGGCGTAAACCCGCCGGGCATTCCTTTGCCCTGCATCTGGAGAACTGAACAATGAGAAATACCGAAACCCGTAATTTTGAAGCCGACGCAGACACGCTCAATGCACTGCTTAGCAAGGCCAAAACAGAACAGCGCAGCGATGATGCACTGGCCGTATCAATCCGCATTGCGGCGCTGGTCATCCATGCCCGCAGGCACGAAATGACCGCGCCGGAAATCATTGAGCTGCTGGATAAAGAGGCAGAGCGTTTTGAGCATCAGGCGCGGGAGCTGCACTAATGGCCGATTCAATGGATTTAGTCCAGGCGCGCGTTGAGGAAGAACTTCAGCGCAATCTCGCTAACGCACGTCGCAAGCCTGTCGGGGTTGGTGAGTTCTTTTGTCTGGCCTGTGATGAGGCGATACCTGAGGCCCGTCGCCGCGCGGTGCAGGGCGCTACTCACTGCGTCACCTGTCAGGAAATCAACGAGCTGAAAAGCGCCCACTACAAAGGCGGTGCTGTATGAGTACGATCCTCAAATGGGCGGGCAACAAAACCCGCCTCATGCCTGAACTGCTTAATCATCTGCCGCAGGGGCCGCGCCTCGTCGAGCCGTTCGCCGGTTCCTGCGCGGTGATGATGGCAACGGATTACCCGGCTTATTTAGTGGCTGATGTTAATCCCGACCTGATAAATCTTTACCGCCAGATTAAAGAACACACGCGCCCGTTTATCGTGGTTGCGATGAGCCTGTTTACTCAAAACAAAAGGGCAGAGGATTATTACCGCATCCGCGAAGCGTTTAATCATGACCCGGCTTTACCTCTGCTTGAGCGCGCCGCACATTTCCTTTACCTCAACCGCCACGGCTACCGTGGCCTTTGCCGTTACAACCGCAAGAGTGAATTTAATATCCCTTACGGAAACTATTCTGAACCTTATTTCCCCCTAGAAGAAATAGAAACGTTCGCAGCCAAAGCCCACCGTGCAACGTTTGTCTGTGCAGATTTCCGCGAGACGCTGAGCATGATACAGACCGGCGACGTCGTTTATTGCGATCCGCCCTATGACGGCACGTTTAGCGACTACCACGCAGGCGGATTTGATAAGGCCGCGCAGCAGGATTTAGCCAACATGTTAACCAGCGTGGCAGAGCGCTGCCCGGTCATCGCGTCAAACAGCGATACCGACTTTACGCGCACGCTTTTTAATGCTTACGAGCTGACCAGCGTCAGGGCAGTCCGCGCGGTTGGTGTGGCTGCAGGTGACGGAAAAAGCGCTGCGGAAATCATTGCCGTTCGTCGCCCTGCATCTGCCAGGGCTGCAGATGAGGCCGCTGCATGATAGAGCAGTACGCTTACCCGTGGAATGCACCACGGGAAGCCATAGCCAGCCCTTATCCCACCTATGAGGAAATGCACAGTCGCAGTCAGATGATTGCGGCTTTAGTACGTGCGCAGGAGCTGCTTGAGCAACAGCCTACCTTGATCCAGATTGACGTTAAGCGCCGCGTCAACGTGCTTGAAAAATCACAGGGCATTGCCCGCGCCAATGCGTACTTAACGAAAACCTTCGTCGAGCGCACATTGCCGCGCGTTGAATGCGTAAATGAGCAATACCGGGTTAAGACTATGGACGCCAGCACCTTTAACCTGCTGACACAGAACGCCCCGAAAGAGAATGGCTCAGCGCGTGCCGGCGGCCAGTTGTGGGAGTTGATGAAGCGCTTTAACCGTCTGGCTGATATGTCGCGCGCTGACGTGGATTTGCTGGCCGGTGATATTGCAAGTTTCATTCTGGCCGAGCTGGTACAGGCACACGCGCAGGCAACTGATGAGTCAGATTGTAAATACACCCACCGCGTCTACATGACAGCGGCGGCCATCACCCGGGAATTTAATCAGACGCCGCCACTGTGGGATAAGGTGACGTCCCGTTTCTTTGATCCTGAAGAGGTCACGCCCGCCGTGCTGCGTATGCAGACTGAAAAATGGTGGACGGGGAGACTACGCCGCGTGGCTGCGTCATGGCGGGAACACCTGCAGATTGCCCTGGCTAACGTCAGCAAAAAACACGCGCCTTACGCCAGCAGAATGACGGTTTCAGAATGGCGGGAACAGAAACGCCGCACCCGTGAGTTTTTAAAGGGCATGGAACTGGAAGACGAGGAAGGCAACCGCATCAGTCTGATTGAAAAATACGACGGCAGCGTGGCTAATCCGGCCATCCGTCGCTGTGAGCTGATGACCCGCATTCGCGGCTTTGAAAATATCTGTAATGAGCTGGGCTATGTC